CACATCTGATACGTGAACCTTCATCCGTCCGTTCGATACTGCTGTGGCTTCGAAATCATGGGAGCCAGAGGTAGGAACCGCGTACACTATTTCCCTCTGGATGGTTAATTCTTTCCCGCCGACCGCTGGGGGCGTCTGCTCTGGCGGGTTTGTGCGGCCAGCCCCCGGCTTGGCTTCGGGGGCGGGAGGGGCGTGCTCTCCCGGCTTGTCTCCGAATCGGCCGTCGTCCGCGCGGGGGTGCTTTGATTCGTCGAATTCGGCGTTGAGCACGTGGGCGTCAAAAGGGCGGCCTTGGCCCTCGGGCTTCTTGGCCTGGCCGTCGCCGTTCCCGCGCTCGTGGTCCTTGCCGCCGAAGGGCGGCGGCTCTTTGTCGTCGCCTTGCTGTGCCATCTTGCCGAGCTCGCCCTGCGGGTCAACGGGCAGGCCGTCCGGGCCGAGTTCCTGTTCGACCTCTTGCTGGACCTCCTCCAGCTCGACCTTGGTCAGGAAGATGTTTCGTGCGTTGAGCTCTTTGCCCAGGTCCTCTGTGCTCATGGCTCCGGCTTGCCACAGCGGGCTGAATGCCTCGACCCAGAGCTTGGCCGTGGTGGCGCGGTCGCTCTCTTTGTCGTTCCAGAGGGGCGGGTATTCCAGGTCGAAGGTCTTTCGCATGTTCGCCCAGCGCTCGGTGCCGAATTGGGTGCAGCCGACGATGTCGTAAAACTTCATCATCTTCGGCTTTAGGACGCGCCGCTGGTAGGCGTCGACGTTGTTGTAGTAGTTCTGCAGGTCGCTCTCGCCGCTGGCGTTCAGTCCGCCTGGGGCCTGGCCGAGCAGGCGCGTGGCCGGGATGTCGCAGCCGGCCGAGAGGATTTGCAGGAAGGACATCAGCAGCTCGGGGACCGAGCCGAAGCTGGCGGCGTGCTGTTCGATCTTGGCTCCGGTTCCATCGAGGACGGCTCCGCGGTACATGCTGATCTGGTTGACGATGTCGAGGATGGCCGAGAGGCCTGCCTGGCCTTGCTGGGTGGCGGCGAGGCCTTTGTAGTCGTTCACGGTGGCCAGCAGGCAGCTCGCCAGGTTCACCAGGTGGTAGGCTCCCTCCTGGGTTCCGTTGGCTCGCACGAGGGTGTCGAATAGCTCGGCCAGGATGCTCTCGCCGAAGCCGGCCGGGTTGATGACGAAGTATTGGAAGAGCTGGCGGTCCTGGCGGTTGAGCAGCGGGTTGCCGGTGAACATGATCAGGCGGCTCACGTGGACGGGGCGGCCGTCCACGAGGTACTGGTCCACCTTGTCGTAATTCTCAGCCAGAGGGTCGTTCGGCAGGTCGGCCCGGGCCCAGCGATTCGTGTCCACGACGTTGATGTGTTTGAAGATGCCCGGCTTGTGGTTTATGGTATCGAGGTTCAGGGGCGTTTCGGGTCCGGCGGTGGCGCCGGCGGGCTGGTCAGCTACGCCAAGGTACAGGCCGCATCCACCGAGCAGGCGTTCCTGCTTCATGGCCCGGATGAATCGGTCCTCCGCCTGCATCTGGTCCCAGGCGTGTTCAAGCACGGCGATCTCGGTATCGGCGATGCCGGTGAGCTTGGCAGGAATTCTGAAGGCGTCGTCGACCGGGATGTTCACGACCTTCTTGGCGTCCCAGCTCGTGTAGTACCAGCGGACGTATTCCCTCCAGCGGTCGAAGTAGTTGGCGTAAAACCACGGGTTGCTGCTGGTGGTGGCCGAGCGCTGGGCCTCGCCGCGGTTGGCGATGCCGCCGATGCCGTTGGGGCCGTCGAGCTTCATGTTCTTCGTGGGCTGGGGGAGCGAGGCTTGCGGGCCGATCCAGTTGGCGATTCTGGTCCTGATGGACATCCTTGTCCCTTTCGGCTAGGTGGCCTGGGCGAGAATCTCTGCGTTGGTGGCCGCAAAGCTTCCAAACAGTTTTATCGCTGCATTGTCATAGGCCTGCGCGGCCAGTTCTGGTGACGGGAATAGTCCGAGAATAGTCTCTTTTCGATTCGTCTTTATTCTCGCCTGCCAGCTTCTTCCATGTCGGCTTCGGCGGACTCCCTTGAATCCCGATCTGGCTCTGATCACGTGGATGTTTCGCATGTTGTCGCAGTGCTGGCAGAAACGCAGGTTTTCTCGACGGTTGTCCAGTCCGTCTCCGTTGGCGTGGTCGATCATCGTTCCGGGCTGTGCGTCGAGAATGAAGCGGTGGAGGAAAATGCGACGGAGGCGACCTTCGGTCCGCAGGTATGCCACGACATAGGTTGTTCGGCCCTTGGATTGTTTCCAGGGCGCCCATTGTGTCGTCATAGCCTTGGCATAGTCCGAGTCGTCCACGATGGCGTATCTCGAATCGTCTTTTCGGAGTGGTATCATTTTCATAGTTCACATCGCCCTAATGTCGTTCGCGCCACCCTTCCAGCGGTATATGCTGACGGCGGTGGTCATCATGTCGACGTCGTCATCGTGGACCGTGTCGTCGCCGGTGAAGGCCGCGCATTCGTCGATGAATGGCCCGGTCATCTCCGGCTTGCCTTCCGGTAGTCTAACGCGCCCGGCTTCGATGAACCACAACGAGTGCTGGACTCTGCCTACCTTGTCGTCGGGGAATCCGTAGTCGGCCGGCTTCCAGAGCTTGCAGGGGATGGCCTGTTCGGCGAGGCTCTGGGCGAGGCTGGGGCCGCTGGCCTTGTCCTCGATGTAGATACACATGCATCCGTAGGGCTTCCACTTCTCGAATAAGGCCTTGGCACGTCGCATCATCTCCGGGAATTCCCATTTCCCCGAGATCTTGTCCAGCAGGTCCAGCGATTGGGGCGTGGCGTGCCAGCAGCCGAAGCTGCTGTTGTCGTTCACCGTCTTGGCCTTGAGGGCGGTGTCGGCGGTGATGAACACCAGGCTGTCGACGTCGTATCCCTTGCGCTCGTAGAACCTCCACCAGTCGCGCTTGATCATGTTTCCGCCAGGCGCGATGGGCTGTTGCTGGTATTGGCTCCAGAAGGTGAATTCATCGACTTCGCGCAGCCGGATGAGGTCCGCGGCGCTCTTGGTCTCCGGCCAGAGGGCCGTGCCGTCGTCCAGCAGGCCCGGAATGGTGATGTGGTGCCAGAGTTCCGGCTCGGTCTTGAGGATGTGGCCGCAGATGTCGTCCGGGTGCAGGCGCTGGCCGATCAGCACCACGGGAGTCTCGGAGCGGTTCTTCCGGCTGGATACTGTCCCGGTGTACCAGCGCTGGACGTGGGTCAGGTTGGCCATGCTCCGGGCGTCGTCGGCCTTCATGGCGTCGTCGATCACGATGGTGCCCGAAAAGCCCGGGCGCTTCTGGCCTGCCCTGAATCCGGTAATCGTGCCTTCCAGGCCGACGCCGTAGACCTGGCCTCCGGCGGTGGTGGTGAAGTAGTCGCTGGAGGACTTCTTGAGCGTAACGCCCGGGAAGATGCTCTTGTACCAGTCCTCGGTAACCGTTCGCAGGATGGCGGAGGTTTCCTTGGTAGCCAGGGTGCCGGAATAAGAGCAGTACAGAAATTGGCTGTCCGGGTAGCAGCCCAGGCCGTAGCTGACGAAGTCGTGGGCGATGAAAGTCTTACTGTGACCCGGGGGCAGGTTGATCATCAGGTTCCGCTTGCCGTCCGGCAGCCGGCCTCGGATCACCAGGCCCAGGGCGTCCAGCACGAGGCGATGGTAGGGCAGGACGGTTCTGGGCAGCCGCGTGGCCTTGCCATGCAGGTCAAAATACCTGGCCAGGGTTATCATTTTGGCCGCTGGTGGCCCGGTTGTGGGGCCGGAGGGGAGATCGTGTCCCTGGCGGGCAGTGGCGCGGGTCCCTGCGGCTTTGGAGGGGCGTGCAGCAGGGCTTCTTCTGCGGCATAGGCGGCTTCGATGGCTTCGGCGGCCTGAATGGGGCTCAGGGTGCCGACGTTTCCGGTCACGTTGACCGTGGCTGTTGTTGGGACGGCTCCCTCGGTTCGTTCCAGCACCAGCTCCAGCCAGGGCAGGTTGCCCTTGAGGGCCTCTTTGAGGATCATCTCGGCCAGGGCGTCGGCGACCGGGGTGGCCAGCACCCGGGTGCTCAGGCGCACGAGACCCTTGGCGACGGCGTTGCGATCGAAGAGGCCGGATACCTTGTCGTCGAGCTTCCTCAGCAGGCAGGCTGCGACCGTGCTGCCCTTGGGCCGACCCTTGGGGTTTCCGCTGGGCTCGCCCTTTTTGAAGGGCTTAAGGTTGGCCAGGCTCTTGGGGTGGACCTTGTGCCAGGTCTTTGGGTTCTTGCGCTTGTTTTTCATCTTCGTGCTCGCTTTCGCTTCGTGGTTGTCGGCGGCGGCGACCAGGGGTCCTCCGGCATGCTGAAGGCTTGGTCGGAGTCGACCGCGGCGGGCGTCTCGGTCCGGTACAGGTCCAGCAGGTGGTTGATCTCGCGTTGGGCGCCGAGGGCGGTCTTGACGTCCTGGACGCGCAGGCAGCGGTTGTACAGGTCCGTCAGCCGGGTGATGGCCGTGCCTATCTCGCGCGTCCGGTCGAAGGCGGCGGCCAGGACGATGCGGCGCTGTGCTTCGGCGATCAGGGCGGGGACTTGGTCGGCCTGGAGCTGGAGCTTGGCGGTGCAGGCCGTGGTGATGGCCGCGGCGGAGAGGCCGCTGACGACCAGCAGGATCACCTTGTCGAGGGCGTCGGCTCCTGCCGGCGGGCCTGCCGTCTCCGCGGCGGCGCTGGCCTGGATGGCCGGGTCGAAGGTTTGGGCGCGCTTTCGGTCGTTTCTCACGTGGTCACCATTTCTTCCATCCAGTTGCGATGGAAGTCGTAGAGGGCCCGGTCGTTCGTCAGGACGTACTGTTCCAGGCGGGGGTTGGCGGTGAGGTTGGCCGATCCCTCGCACACCAGGAAGGTGCCGCTGTTTTCGTGCTTGAGCATGAGCACCTTGGCGTGGTTCATGAAGGCCCGGAATCGTCCGCCGCGCTGGCGCAGGCCCTCGACGAGGTAGGCGTAGACGGACGTTTCGCGGCGTTTGAAGTATTCGCCGGTCAGGAAGGTGACGGCGTGCGGGTTGATGCGGCCGTCGTCCCAGAGGGTGAAAAGCTCGACGACGTTGTTCCGGTTCATGGTCCACGTCGAGCAGTAGAGTTCGTCGGCCCTTCCGCCGACCCACTGGATCATCTGGGGGACGAACGTCCAGAAATCGTACAGGCCGGTTCCGATCACGTGCATACTGACGCCTGGCTCCGGCGGCTTGGGGATGACCTGGAGGAGTTGCTCGTGCTGGTCCAGCCGGCGGAATTCCCGGCGGGCCTCCATCTTGAGCAGTCGGGGCTCTGGCATGCGGTCGGTTTCCAGGTTGAAGTTCCCGACGATGTCGCCGATGAGCTGGTCCTGGGGATCGGCTTGTCCGAGCCGGCGCTTGGGCTGTCGCTTCATGCCTTGGCCCTCGGGGTGGCCTTTCTCCAGTCGCATCCTTTTCCGTGTACGAATTCGGCCCAGCGCTTGCGGATGACGTCGCAGTAGAGCGTGTCCATCTCCATGAGGTAGGCGTGGCGCTTGGTCATCTCGGCGGCGATCAGCGTGCTGCCCGATCCGCCGAACAAATCCAGGATGTTCTCTCCGGCCTTGCTGGAGAATTGCAGGGCCCGCACGGCCAGCTCGACCGGCTTCTCGGTCAGGTGGACCATGTTCTGGGGGTTTACCTTCTTTACCGACCAGACGTCGGAGGCATGGATGCGGCCGTGGAGCGTGAAGGTGTCGGGGACCTCAATTTCTCGCATCTTCCGCATGGGGTCGGCGGGCAGGATGTCTATGCTGGCGCCGTCGCTCTTGCGCACCAGGCGGATGCCTTCGTTGACGGCTACGTTGCCTTTCACGGCCCTCTTAACGTGCCAAACGTCGCGGATGTTGTGATCGCCGTAGAAGGAATGCCCGGCGCCTTCCTTCCAGCCGTAAAAGCACCACTCGTGGTTGCCCATGAAGTCCTTGCGGGTTAGGACTGGATGCTCTTTCACCCAGATGATCATTTGGCTGAAGTAGAGCTCGGACTTGGCCAGGGCGGGCGGATAGTTGGCGATGTTGATGTATCCGCCCCAGATGTAGAAACTGCGCCCGGGCTCCAGCACGCGCGTGATGTTGCCGAACCACTCACGGAGAAGAGAGGCGAATTGCTCGTCGCTGACAAAGTCGTTGGCCAGCGGCCGGTCCTTGGCCCGCAGTTTCTGATCGACCTTGTGCTCGCCCTTGCGGATGGCCATGTCCATCCCTTGCCGGCCCATGGGATAGCGTTGTTGCTCCTGGAGGCGACCTTCACGTTGTAAGGCGGGTCGGTGTTGACGAGGTGAATCTTCGCGCCGGCCAGGAGCTTGTCGAGGTCGTCGGGGTTTCCGCTGTCGCCGCACATGAGGCGGTGCTCGCCGAGAAGGTAGATGTCGCCGTTCTTGGATGTAGCCGCGTCGGGCGGGGCTGGGATGTTGTCCGGGTCGGCCTTGCCGGCGGCACCGTCCGGGTCCAGCAGCTCGGCCAGCTCGCTCGGGTCGAATCCGAGTAGGCTCAGGTCGAAGTTGGACGCGCGCAGGTCTTGCAGTTCGGCCGGCAGCAGGGCGTAGTCCCATTCCGAGAGGGTGTTGGTTTGGTTGTCCGCCAGGCGGTAGGCCTTGACTTGGTCGGGGGTGAGGTCCGTTGCCACGTGCACGGGGATCTTTTGCAGGCCCAGCTTGCGGGCGGCCTTCCAGCGGGTGTGGCCGACGATGATGATGCCTTCGGAGTCTACCACTACGGGCTGGCGAAAGCCGAAGGCTTGGATGCTCTTGGCCACGGCCTCGACGGCGTCGTCGTTCAGCCGCGGGTTCTTTTGGTAGGGGATAACGTCGTCAATGTCCCACAGTTCAACCTTCACGCTTTTCTCCTCGGTTGTCCCTTTGGTCGTGGTGTCTGCCCGGCCTGGGGAGCGAGTTGGGCTAGTTCAATGCCTGGCGTTGTTACATCTGATCCAGCGCGGCCTTGGCCGCATCGGAGAGGTTTCCAAGTTTGGCGTCGCCGCCTTGCAGCAGGGCGACAACTTCCTTGAGCAGCTCATTGATGCTCAGTGAGGCCACCTGCGACGAAAGAGCCTCGGCCTCGCCCAGCCCGTGGGCCTCGCCCTTGCCTGGCAGGGCCGCGCTCGCTTCATCGATCCGCTCCACGACCAGCTCGGCTTCGCAGTCCAGCCGCGAGGCCGAGTTGAAGGTCTCGGCGTGGCCGTCGGGGAAGGTGACTTTGTCCGTGCCGCCTGAGCCTACGTAGTAGCTGTTCATGCGATGCTCCTGATCTTGACGACGCCCGTGCCGCCCGCGCCGCCCGCGCCAGCCGTGCCACTGCCGGCAGCACCGGCGGCGCCGCCAGCGGCCGTGACGTTGTTCGCGCCAGCATTCAAATAGGTGTCGCAGGTGAGATAGATGCCACCGCCAGCCCCGCCGCCGTTGCCACCCCGCGCGTAGTAACTCAACGCGCTCTTCCCGCCATATCCACCGCCGCCGCCGATGCACATAACCCAATCGCCATCGGTGA